TGTTTTATTAGATGCTTCAATATTATTTTGTATTATTATTTTTTCATTATTTGGATTTTTTAAAAAAGAATCTCCTATTGTAAATATTGCAGTAGAACCATAAGTATCACCTATTGTATCTCCAGTATTTCCTATATTTCTAAATGTTTTATTAGATGTTAAAGCATAAGATTGTGTTATAAGTTCTTCATTATTTAATTTTATAGCTGCTTGTTCGATAGCAGTAACACTATCGCTATCATCAGGATTAACGTTTCTAGAGATTTTAAATTTACTACTTACTGTTCCATCTAGCGTAGCATTATTTTCAAGTGGACTTATTTCTATACCACTGTCTCCTACTAATTTACTTCCTTCTAAAGTTGGTTCGGTAATATTTGTACCATCTGTATAATAATTATTATTAACACTTAAATATTCATCTGAAGCTGAAGTTCTTTCAAAATTATCTTCTATATATTGATCTTCTATATCTCTAAATGTTTTACTATCACCTTCTCCAGTAGGTACTAAATCGTTATCTTCTTTATCAACAAGAGTTTGACTATCCTTATTATCACCTTCTCCAGTAGGTACTAAGTCGTTATCTTCTTTATTTTGATCTTTAAGAATTTTCTCATTTGAACTTTTATTTAATGTTTTATCTATAAGAGAAGAAACAGATATTGTATCTCCATCAGATCTAAATGGTTCATTTATTTTACGAGTTTCTACAAAAGTAGTAAAATCTACATCTCCATTTTTAATATTATTATCTTTTTTAAGAATAGTTAACAGATCAACATTAAATTGTTCTACATCAATAGTTTCTGATTTAGCTTTATTAAATAAAGAAGCTATCTCTGGAAAAAATTCTGCAGAAATTCCAGCTTCAGCAATGCCTATTAAAAAATTTATGAGGTCTTTTTTTATGTCTTCTTTTATTATATTAATTTCTATTTTTGCCATATCCTACCTCTTAATTAGTTTTAAATCCAATGCCGTTACTAGTTATTGCTGTTATCAATGAATCCATTTTTGAAATTAATACATCTGTTTTACTACTTTGATTTTGTGTTTCTTGCAATAACGCTTCTGTTGCATCTGCATTTTTTTGACTTGCTTCGGCTGCTGCTTCTGTATTTTCTGCTGTTTGAACTGCTGGATCTACTATAACTGCTTCGTCTGTTTCTTTAAATCCTTCACCTGTTGACATTATTACCGCTGCTTTTGATCCAGTAGAACTATCATTATAATCTAAATCAATGTCTTTTGAAAGATCTGTTGCTCCAGACGTATCAGTATCTGCACTACCATCTAATTTTAATATAGGTGGGTCCATATTTTCAACAGCTGCTATAATATCAGCACCTATAAATTCAATTGGGTTATCTATTTGATCTTTTACTATTTTTTTTCCAAGTACATCTATAACACCAAGAGCATCATATACTTCTTTATATCCTTCGCTAGCTGCAAAATATCCACCTTCTTTAACTTTTTCAAGTTTAGCTATTTTTTCTTGAGCTATTATATATAAAGCATCTTCCTTATATCCTTTTTTGTTTGCTAATTTTGCTGTTTTTGACGCTGTTTCGTTAAGCTTCAGCATAAATTTTTCTGCTACAGTTAATTCTCTGCCTTCTTTAAAACCGCCTTCTTTTTTTATTTTTATTTCATTAGCAACCCACTCTTCATCTCTTCCTTGTATTGCAGCCGTAAATCTTATCGGTAATTCCATCATAAATTTACCAAGTTGCGCAATTCCACTTATTAAGTGACCCAATAATTTAATTACTGGTGGTAATAATGAATTTACTAACATAGCAAATATCGGAAATAATTCTTGTATAACTTTAAAAATAGGTGGCAATAATTTATTTACAAGTTGAAGAAATACCGGTTTTAATACTTTTATTATTGGTTCAAGTGCTTTCATTAAAATTCCCATTATTGCCATAGACAATCCAAGATTTCCCATTATTTTACCAACTCCACCCATAACCTTACCAAGACCTTTCATTGATGCTCTTACTACTCCACCTTCTTGATCTGTAAATGCTCTTACTTTAGTTACAATTCCTTTCATCCAATTTGTTGGATTAAGTTTAGCTAAAATATTTTCTCCTATTGCGGAAGCTGATTTTTTTGCTTTATCCCAACTATCTTTTATTCCATTTCCAACTTTTTTAAACTTACTTTCCATATACCCCATTGTTTCTGTTATTTTGCTCTTCTTTAATGGAAAATCTACATTTTCTAATTCATCAACTGTCAATCCAGTTGCAGTTAAAATATCTTGTTGTAATCGCTTAGATTCTTTTAGTTCATCATTATTTTCTTGAAGAAGTCCTTTTTGTTCAAGAGTTTCATTATTAATTTTAACTTTTTCAATACTAAGTTCTTCTAAACTATTTTTAATTTTTGTATATTCAATAGCTTCTTCTTTTGTAGCGTTTCCTGCTGCTATTTTTTTACCAAGACTTTGTTTATCTAAATTTAATATTTCTTGTTGTTGTTCAACAACTTTTTTTTCTATCTCAAGATGAGACATTCTTTCTTTTGCTCCGGCTTGTCTTTTTTTAATTAAATCAACTGTATTACTTAATTCTTCAAAATAATTAAATTGTTGTTGTCTGCTTAAAAGTTTCAAATCACCTAATCTTGAATTATGATCTTTTCTTGCTTGTTTTTCAAGAGTTTTTTCTTGTTTATTTACTTCATTTAATTTTTTTTGAGAAGCTGCTGTTATCATAAGTAATTCTTTTTTTTGTCTTGCTGTTGCAGATTCTCCCATATCTTCTAATTTTTTTTCTCTTTCTTTTAATGCCTCAAGTTCTTTTTGTGAATCTTCTAATGAATTCTCTCCCATTAGTTTTATAACTGTTCTTTCGTTTTCTCTTAACGTAATACTCTTTTTTATTCCATCATTATTTTCTTGTGTTAATGCTCCAAGCAATGAAGATTTTTTAGATCCCATAGAAATAGATCTCAACCATTCAGAAGTATTTTTAGACATTTTTTTAACAGAAGGAAACACATTACTTTCGCTAATCGCATCAAATTCATCTGCTACTTTCATCATATTTTTATAATCATCACCAGACGTTATTCTCATAGCAGACCTTTCTGTTCTTCTATTTGATATTGGTCTTTTTTCATTTATAATAGATCTTTTTTCTACTCCCATTTTAGAAGCTTCTGTTACGCCTTCAATTAGTGCGTCGGATGTCGATTTAGCAAATCGTTTTCCGAAAGAGCCAATTAATCCAAAAAGAGCTTTTCTAAATAGGACAACTCCTGCTACTAAAAATAGTCCTATTTTAATCCAAGTACCTTTATTAAATAGTTTTTCAACTATAGGAGTTACTTTTTCAAAGCCATCCATTAGCTTTTTACCAAACTCTTCAATTCCTTTAGGAGAAAACATATCTTTCATATTTTTTCCAAATTCAGACTCTGCAAAAAATATTTTAATTTTATCGAATAAATCTCCAAGGCTTTCACCTATAGTTAAGAATGTTTTATTCATAACACCCATTGTCTTATTTAAAGACATTTGTATTTTATCACCAGCAGAAAGTTGTTCGTCAAACATTTCTCCTAAACCTTTTCCGTCTTCACTTAATTTATTTAAATCAACATCTCCCATTTGTTGAAGAGTTTTTAGTGGAACACCCATTGCTCCAGCTAATTGAGATTGAGCCATTCTTGACATTCCGCTCATTTCTGCTGAAAGATCTTTAAATCCTGAAATCATTTGTTCTGGATCTATATTTCCAGATATTGCATCTTGCATAGAGATACCAAGTTTAGCATATAATAAAGCATTATCTTCAATCTTACTTGGATCTAACATTCTATCTATTAATTGTGTAGCATCTCCTACCTTAAGTCCAACTTGTACAAATGCACCAGCTAATTTAGTAACACCTTTATTAAATCCTGATATAAAATCAGCACTCTTATCCATATTTTTTAGCCAAACAGTATTCTCTATAATTGATTCACCAAGTTCTCCCATTTCTGCACTTGACATACCAACAGATCGTTGAACATTTGCCATTGATTTAAGCATATCTTGCGATTGATCTACGCTTAATTTACCAGTTCTCATTAATTCTGCACTTAATCTTTGTGATTGATCTGCTGTAACTCCTGTTATTTTTCCATATTTAGCTGTAGCTATTCCAAGTTGAGTAATATCTTCTGTTGGAATTCTCATATTAACAAAGTTTTTAGTCATTGCTACTGTTTCTTCATTTGACATTCCAGTAGCCATCGTTACTTTATGATAAGAATCTTCTAAATCTCTTAAATTTTTTCCTTGATATCCCATTTGATAACTAACATCTTTTAATGTAGTATTATAAGCTAATACATTTCTAATTGAATCTGTTAATGCTGTTATGCTAAATAATGCGCCTACTCCTGGAATTATTGATGAAATCGTGTTAGAAACTTTACCTAAAGCTGTTCCCCAACCAGATGTAAAATCTCTAATGCTTTTTGTATTTTTTGCTACTTCTTTAGAACTTTCTTCTATATCATCATAATGATCGCCTACAGTTCCAGTTTTCTTTGATATCTGTTCAAATTCTTTTTCTGTAATACCAACTGTTTGATTGAATTTCTTCATTGATTCAGTTGATTCTTTTATTGCAGAATTTAAAGAGTTTTGTATATCTAAATGTAACGTTAATGTATCCATATTATTTCCTTATTCTACCGGCCATCTAATAATTTCTAGAGTTGTTGAAAAGCCGCTTGCATTAATATTGTGGGTTATTTTTTTTACATAATAAAAACCAGTTAAATAACTTTTTTCATTTCCTGTATATATTTCATTAATCATACCACTTGGTCTTTGAACAGCTATATAAATAACATATCCATATGGTTGAAGAGTTTTATCAAAAAGATAAAATGGATCTCCAGGTATTTCTATAGTTCCTTTGAATACACCTTGATTTAAATTATGAATAACTGCATTAGCTATTCTATCTCCAGCATTCATACTTCCATTTCCATCAGTAAAATGAACATCTGAAACAAGACCAAATCTATAATCTATTAATCCTTTAGTAGCATCTTGTATTCCTGTAAGATTAGTAGATGATTCTTCATCTTTTGTGCTACCAGAAGTAACGTTACTTTCTCTTGCGACATTTAAAGAAACTGATCCACTTTTATCTACTGTAACAATTTGAGTATTTAAAGAAGCAAAGTCAACGGCACTGCTTATATTTAAATTTTTAACTATTGACATCGCATTTTGTTTCCAAAAATAAGAACGCATAAAACCTTGGTTAGCTCCTGGTTTAGGATATCCAAAAGTAAATTTAGAAATAATTTTTCCGCTTTCTTCTTTTTCTTGAGTAACTGTATATTGATATGCAACTTCTTTAGTAACTTCTGTACTATCTGCATCTCCTGTTGTTCCGCTTGGATCTTGTCCTGCTCCATATTTTTTAGTAGGAATTTTTTGCATTACTTCTGCCAATAAACTTCTAACGCTTCTCCAAGATTGCGATGTTTCATTTGCTTCTGTTCCTAAATTTATTTCTATCATAGCATCTGTAGTTCCATCTTCTGCTACTATTGATATTGGATCATCAATTGTTTCCATAATAATGGTACTATCAGATTTTTCTTCAAGCATATCAAAAATATCTTTTATAATAGTTTCTGGAGTTCCTCTGAGTACAGCATATTTTTTTAATATTTTTGCTTTTGACAATACAGAATCAACAACAGAAATTGCTGTAATATCTGCATACATTCCCTCTGCTTTAAGATTAAATTTTATTCCTATTGTTTGTAAATAAATCCAAGGACTTCTTATAACAGTTTGTTCTGAATCTACTCTTCCTTCATAAGTACCATTAAAATCGCCATCATCTATAAAATCATCTCCATAATCAGTATAACCAAATCTAACTCTCATATTTATCATCGATGTATTATCAATTTTCATTGAAATTGCTTCAACAGTAGTTTCTTTAGTAGCATCTGCAGCAGATAAAGAATTTGCTATTTTAGTAGATACTATTGATTTTATTATAGCGCTTTCTAAATTAACAAAGTTTTTATCAAAAAATGACATTGAAACTCTTTGCATTCCACCACTATCTTCTACTATCATAGAATTAAAATAATTTGTAACACCATTTTTTAAATGTATTTCTTCCCACACATCATCTATAATACTAGTTTTATTTAGCCCACTTGCTCCACCAACTCTAATTTGTATTTGAACAATTGGAGCATCTGGTTGTGAAACCTGAAAAAAGCTATCTTCGGGTAGTATTTTTGTTATTCCGTCTAATGAAGTTGCCATTAATCTTATCTTTCCTTTTAATCTTTGAGTTGGTTATTTTCTAATATATGGTGCCGTTCCAAATGGACTTGGACGGCTAACAACTTTACTTTGTTGTATATTAACTGAATTTTGTGCTTGCACTATTCTATCTCTTAATTCTGTAGGACTATAAGCTACTGGAACTACCTCATTTGTTACAGAAGATGGTTTAATTTTTTCATTTAGTGCTGTTATCCAAGGATCTGAAAAATTTGTATAAACCATTTTATCAAGAGGAGTTATTCCTGCAGAAACAAGACGTACATTTAATAAGCTTGTAAAATATACTCTATAAGCAGTTTTAACCATAGATGGTCTTCTTTGTTTCATTAAATTATAAAATACTCTTCCATCCATTGCTTGTCCAGCACGTTTCATCATATAAATAGTACTTGCTAGCCAAGCTTTATCACCATAATTTAAATAATGTATATTAATTGCATGTGTATGTTTTGGTCCACTATACTGTATCCATATCAATGGCGTTGGATCATTTTTATAATTACTGTAGTTGCCATAATAAATTGCACCAAAGGTAAGCATTTTTGTTCTAGAAGATAGAGCAAAACGTGCATATCTTATTTTATTTACTATCCAAGAAAAAAAGCCAGCCAATTGTTTCTCCTATAATTCTTTATGCCATTACCTTTCCATAAAAAAATGAGTAAAGATAATAACATGACATTAGATGAAATTTTATTATATGAAAGTAAAACAGCAGGAGATATACTAAAGTCTCAAGTAGGCTTTCAATATAAATTAAAAAAAGTTAAAAATAAGTACTACATATATAAATTAAATGATAAAAGAGCAATCAAAGAAGGCATATTAGATTTAAAAGATCTTAATGTTCTTATTAAAAAAATGCTTACAGTTAATAGTTTAACATTTAAAGATTGGCCAAAAAAATTACAAAACAGAATCATCATAATGTATTCTATAAAATTAAAAAAGGAGCTAGAATAATGAGTAGCTTGACAGAATTTTTAAATGAAAGCATATTAGACCCAGTTCAAGAACAACTTAGTTCAGACTTATGGGATACAAAAAATAAACTTAATAGAACTGCAAAAGTTCATATAATTAAAACATTTGAAACTTGGCTTAAATCTAAAACATCTAAAAAACCTACTAAAATGTTTATATTAGGCAGTATGACTGGGTATCAATATACTAGCATGTCAGATATAGATATAAACGTAGTAATGCCTGGAATACCTGAAGAAAGATTAAAGGTTATTATTTCTGAAATGATGACAGAATTAAATGAGCGAGTGCTACCAGGGACAAAACATCCAGTAAATTATTATATAACTCCTGTGTTTAGGGATACTTGGAAGAAAGATGGTGCAATATATAATATTATAAAAGATTATTGGTTAGTTAAACCAAGTAAAAAAGAAGATCAAAATTCCGTTATATCTAACTACAGAGCAGTTTCAGAAGTTGCAAGATTTTTTACAGCTGGACTAGATTTAGTAATTTCAGAATATAATGCTGATGTGGCTGCCTATGAAAGTTATGCTGATTATAAAACTAAAGAATTAAATAAAAAAGATAAAGAAGATTTAGATGATTTATTAAATATTAAAGGACAAGAGGTTTTAGCCGACATAGATAGTATCTATATCGCCAAACATATTTTATGGGCATTAAGAAATGAAGCTTTTGGAGAAGAAGGAAAACCACTTGAGATAAGTACAACAATAGAAATTAAAGATTCCTCTAATAATTCAATTAATAATTTGATTTATAAGTATATAGAAAAACTTGGATACTTCGATAAAGTAAAATTAATAATAAAAGATACAGATAAATGGAAAAAAATTGTTGGTATCGAGGGAAAATAGAAAAAAAAGAACTGTCATCTTAATGTAAAGATAAAGATAACACTAAAGAAACGGGGTATATTATGAAATTAGACGATCTTCTTAATGAAATAAAGTTAGGAGACGATGACTATACAGAACTTAAATTAGCTGAAGATATTGAAGAAGACATAGATGTTCTTGAAGAAGGCATAAGATATGTTAGAATCAATAGAAGGTTAAACAAAATACATGATAGATTATCTACTAAAACTAGTTCTAATAAAAATTTATCTACTGTAATTAGAGGCATTGGAAAAACATCTAATATCTTCGAAAGCGTTGATAAAATGATGTGGACTGGAAGACAACCTACTAAAGCTCAAGCTAGAGCTAAAATGGTTTCTCTAAAAAAATCTTATGATAAATTAGTAGTTGACCTTAAAGGTAGAGATATTAAAAATGTAGTATCTGAATCTGGACTTGGAGTATTGTTAGGTGAAGCTATTGGATCTATATTATTTGGAGCAAAAAAGCTACAAAAAATAGCAGAAACTACTGTTGCCACATCATTGCAAAAAAGAATGGTTCCTTATTACTTAAAGTATGGCAGTAATTTAGAACAAAAACTTTTAAAGAAAGCAGAAGCTAATGGTTACGAACCAGATATTCGTGAAGAAACTGAAGAATAAAAACTGACTGAGATAATAATATAATACTTATTTAAAAAAAAATTAGCCACTCGAAAGAGTGGCTTTTTTATTAGTTTCTCCAATACTTAATTGAATATAAAATTTCTTCTTTAATAGACATTGGTTTTTTTATAATTTTACTTATAGGACCATCTTTTTTACCAAGCGTAACTTTTGCTGGTTTTTTTTCTTTCATTTTAAATCTGTCTTCACCTTTTGGAACTTCGATTTTTCTTGTTTCTATTGCTTTTTCTATATTATCAGCAATTCTTTTTTTAATTTCGTTAATTATCATCGTTCTCTCTTTTGCATAAAAACCTTTAAGCTCTTGTAATCTTTCTAACTCAGCTTCTTTTTCAGGAAACTTAGCAGAATATTCTTTTCCAGACATTCCAGATTTATAAGCCTTATCTTTAAATGCTTTAATCTTTTTGAAATCTTCTCTAGTTTGTTTAGGAGCAAGACCCAATGTTCCCAATCCACCAATCGTTGCTATGCCTGCATGTCCGCCTGCTTCTGGTTTAATAACTTTTTTCAAAGCCCAGTTAGTCATTTTCTTATCTCTTACTTTTATTGTTCCATTATTTACATCTCTAATTATACCATCTAAAATTGTGTCTACACCTTTTGCTAAGTTTATTTTTCCTTTGTCTGACATTTTTAAACTTGGATTCATTGAGATTTGAAACATAGTAGCCCAATCTCTCATATTAACAGGATAAACTTTTCCTTCTTTATTGGTAATTAAAGATCCTAGAAATCTATTTAATTTTTCTCCCTTTCCATCTTGAACAATTATATATTTGTTCATTTCTTTAAATCTAGTTGTTTCTGGATCTAACTGTTTCATCATTTGAGTAGTTTCAGTTTTTCTATGTTTATCTATAGAAGCAAGACTTCCAATTTTTCCACCTTTCTTTATATCTCCCTTCATTTCTTTAGTAGGCATTTTTGCTCTTGCGTTTTCAACTTTAGCATAATCTGGACTTGGTTTAGAAAGTTCATGAATTGCATTTTGTTGTACTGTATTAAGTTTAGCTAATTTAGATATATTATTATATAGAGAAACTAATGATACATTAGATTTTTTAATCAAAGCATTAACAGCATTTGGATTAGCTTTAAGCAATCCAGATAGTAATATATTTACTATAATAACCAATCTTTCTTTTCTATCTTTTCCTTTAAATCCTTTAGGAAGATCTATCAATTTAGATAAATCTGGATAAGCAGCAGAGTCAACCATAGAAATTGCTTTTATATCTTCTCCAGTCATTAAGTTTTGAGCATGTACTTTGGCTAAATGTTCTGTTTCAGAAGGAAACTCTGTTTTACCTATAGCTTCAGTTATAGGTTTTTTATCTTTAATCATAGTAGAAACTGTTCCACCATATTTTCCTAATTGAGGCTTATTGGCAATTCCTTCTTTCTTTGCTATTTTAGCAATACCATCTAATATTTCTTTGTTATATTCTTTTTTATCTAATTTGGCGTTTCTAATAATCTCTTTTATTCTATTAATATCTGCACCTGGTTTTCGCATTTCTAAAAAGGCAGCAATTTTTAAATCTTCTCCATAAGGATCATTGCCTTTATTTACTTCTCCGTTTGCTTTAAGAAGTTTTCCTATATTTCCTTTTCTATGAATACTCTTATCATTAGCGCTTATTCTATGTTTTACTACTTCTGAAGGACGAGTATTTTTAATAGTTGTTCCTAATTTTTTATCAATTTTTTTAGTTTCATCATTTTTCTTTTCTTGAACGCTTTTTTTCTTTTGTTTTGGATTAGCTTGTTGTACGTTTGGTTTTGATTTACCTTGTTCGTGGTGATCACTCCAGAAATCTGGCATCCTTAATCCTTCAGCATCTTTCCCTTCAGGTAATCTAGCAAAATCTACTAGTGCTACCATCTGTCCTTTTGAAGCTGATAATTTCTGTTTTACCTCATCAGAATTATCACCATATTGAATACTTGCTAATTTAACTCTATTTCTTGGTATTCCTTGTTTTTCAAGTTGATTAAGTGTAAGTATTGCTGACATTACTCCGTCTAAATCTTGATGGTAAATAATTTTAGCTGCCTTGCTTCCCTTTGGTATTCTTATGCCAGATTCATTTAATAATAAACCAGCGTTTCTCTTTATTTCTTCATACATATTCATTTAATAATCCTCTTCTTCTTTTGTTGGCTCTTCATGTTTTTCTCCAAGAATGGAATCCATTACAATTTTAGCTTCATTCATTTTTTCGATTCCAAATACATATAGTTTTCTTTTCATTTCTTTTATTTCACCCAATTCTTTCATTAAACTTTCAGGAGATTTATTATCTCTATAATATTGTATTTTCAGCGCCCACTTTAATGATTCTAGATTACTAGTAAGGTTAGAAAAACTTTCAGATAATTTAGTTTCAAGCATTTGTTTTTGTGCTATTCTTTTTGCTCTATCATCATTATTATTTTTTATTCCTGACAAGTCATGTATCTCTGTTATTAATTTATTATTCATATCGTTACCTTTACTGTTTTCTATTGGAAAGATAATGATATGAAGCTACACGAATCGTTAACACCAAGAATTTTATTCCATTATACTAATGCTAAAAACTTAAACTCTATTCTAAAGAGTGGAAAATTAAAAGGACAATGGTATAAAACTAAAGCTACTAATAAAAAAAATAAACTTGAAATAGCAACTGTTAGACCAAGTGCTGTAACTAAAGATTTTAAGAAATTAAGCCATTCGATTGGAAATGTTAGAATTGTAATCGATGCTGAAAAAGTCTCTCAGAGGGCCAAAATAGCTCCTGTGAGCGAACATACAAAAGAAGCGATAGAATCTGTAGGAAGCGTTTTTAAAAAATATAATTATGAAATGTCTAACATCGAAGCTAATAAAAAAGCTACAAAATTCCTTTTTTACTTAAATAAGAATAATATAAATAACAAAGAACTTATTATTAAAAATTTAGAAAAAGAAATTCCATCAATTAAAACTGGAGATATTGATAGAGTAATTGAAGAAAAATTTTATTATGATAAGCATTCAAAAGGAAACCTTGGTAGAAGGGAAGGTGAAGAAAGAATAATAGCCAACTCTGTTCCCTTAAATCCAAAATATATAAAAATAGAACTATTACCTGACTTTATAAAAAATTTAAAAAATCTTGATAAAGAAGAACTACTAAAAAATATAATAAAAAATAAATATCTTTTTATTAAAAATAAAACGTTTAATGATATAACAAAAGGAAAATAATGAAACTAAACGAATCAGGAGCACCTAAAACAGTATTTCACTATACTAATATAAATAATTTATTCAGTATATTAGAAGAAAAAAAATTAAGAGCTCAATGGTATCCAAATAAAACAGTTAAAGCAAGAAAATCAAAAGATAAATCTAATAGCCCTAATGAAATAGCTACTATACGACCAAGTGCTATACATAATCAATCATTAAGTAAATTAAGTAGTAATATTGGTGCTGTAAGATTTATTATTGAAGCAGAAAAAATTAATGATGTTTCTATAAAACCAATTGCTGAATATCCAACAGGAGATGTTCGTTCAATTAGAGATAACTTATCTGATAGTTTTTATGAAGAATATTATATGGCTAACCTTGAAGATGCAAAAAAAAGAAAAGTAAAAAAAGCAGCTAATCATATAGCAAAAAACGCTAAAATATTTTGTAGAAGTTCTACCTATAGAGAATATTTAAAAAAAGAATTTCCTAAAGCAGAAGGAAGTGTTATTAATGATGTTATGTTAGGAACGTCACTTTCAATTAAAAATTTAGCTGATTGGACTTCTGGTAGAAGAGAAGGTGAAGAAAGAATTGTAATGAGAAAGAAAAAAAGAGGTATTTCTTTAGATCCAAAATATATGAAAATAGAAATATTAGAAAAAAAAATAAAAGATAATTACAACGATACAGACCTTGGCTATAAACCAGTATCGAAAGCATTAGAAATATTAGATAAAAATGATAACATGTTTATAAAAAATAAAGGTTATACCATGCTTAGAAATCTAATTAAAGATGAAATGAAAGAGGAAAACTATCTATAACTATACAAATGTTAAGTAGTTTTAGGAAAAAAAAGGAAAAAAAAGGAAAATTTAACAAAAAAAACAACTTTATACCCGAAATAAAGTTGCTCTTAACGCATAAATAAAAGTATTATAGTTATTAATCAGAATAAGTATAAAACATCTCAAGTGAGATTAATCAAAATTGATCTCAATTAATCCCAATTAGTCTCAATTAATCCCAAGTAATCCCAAGTAATCTCATATTATATCAATAAGTAAATTGTTAAGCAAATTGATTCAATTAATTAAAAACGAGCGTAGCAATTTGAACGAGCGTAGCGAAGCGAAGCGAAGTTCGAACGAGCGTAGCGAGTTCTTAATGAGGAAGTTCTTAAAACACGGAGTCCTCTAAAAAGAGTAATCGTATATTAAGTAACGAGTTCCACGATAGGTTCGTGAGCTACGCTCACTCACGTAGCTACGCTACGCTCCGCTACATTTTTTTAAACTGATGAATAATACAATAAAAAAATCTTAAGTAATTTACTATTGTCAGCTTTAATTAGATACAAAAGAGTGCTTTGTTTTTTTATAGTAAAGCATATATATACTTAGATGATTTAGGAGGAATAAAATAGATGGCAAAAGAACCAGGTGAGAAACCAACAGTTGCAGATATTGATTTAAGTTTGATAAAAAATATGGATGCAGTAAATGTAAAAGATAAAACATTTGAAAGTGATGTTATACTAAAAGCAGTAGCAGAAAAATCAAAGAAAGGAAAGGGAAAATTTAATTTCACAGAAGCAGAAACTATTCCGCTTCCTTCTGGAGGAGCTATTTATAGCGATGTTACAGAAGATGAAGATGTTCTTAAAGGATTTATTAAAATGTATCCAATGGGAATGAAAGAAGAAGAGATTCTTTCAACTACTAGATTTATTAAATCTGGATCAACTACAAGAATAATTCTTGATAGATGTATAGCATCAGAAATTGATTCATCAGACCTATTAATGTTTGATAGTAATTTTCTTATGTATTATTTGAGAAGTATATCTTATGGAGATGATTATACCTTTGGATTAACATGCGAAAACTCGATGTGTGAAAAGAAATTCAAACACACAGTAAAAATTTCTGAACTTACTTTCGAAGAGCTTCCAAAAGATTTTGAGGAACCAATTGAAGTTAAACTTCCAGTATCAAAATATACTGTATTATCAAAACTTCCTAGACTGAGACAGTCAGAAGAAATTGTATTAAGTAGAGCTAATAAGAAAAAGTCAAATGAAGAATTTGATGCAGGGAATACATCATTAGTAGATAATCTATTAATTACAACTGTTAAAGTATTAGATGAATCAGGAAAAGAAATTTCTAAAAGAGATTGGAAAGAATTCTTTGAAGCACTTCCTGGAAATGATACAGCTATACTAAGAAAAGAAACTTCATTTGCTACAGGTGTTGACGACCTTGAAAACGTTATTTGTCCATATTGTGAAACAGAATATGATGGGACATTACCTATGGGGGTTGAATTTTTTCGTTTTTAGTCCTAAGAATATAGGGCAGATACGGGAGGCCGTATTTTATTTAGTTAAGTGGGGATTTAACTATGAAACTCTTATGCAAGTTCCAATGGATGAATTTATGGATTATATTCAGTTACTTGCAGATTATAATGAAAGAAAAAAGAATGCAATGGAAGACACAGAAGAATAAAAAACCCACCAATTGGTGGGTTTTTTTTATGCTATGATGTAATTTCGCGCTCCATAGCTTCTAACTCTTTTTTGATAAGCTTAACAACCATGTCAACGATTTCATCTTTTTCATTTTTGTCTCTAACGAATGTATCTTTCATTCCAGCAAGTATGCTTAAAAGAGAACTAATTCTTTCTGTCACTGTTCTACCTCCACCTTAAATTTTATAAGTTATTCCACAATAGTTGTGAGGAATATCTAGTTTTTTCTGTTCCATCAAAATCTGTGTATCTATATAAATATCTATTTATAAAATTACACTTTCTATGTTCTATAACCTTTTCCCAATCTTCCATTATTTCTTCTTGAGAAGCATCTTTAAACTTAACAGTTGATATATAATAATCAATAATATCTAAATTAGAGTAACTTTGATATATTTTATTTGAACCATATTTTTTAACTAACAATAATTCAAGCGTATCTGATTTTTCACTTAATGATTTAACTTCTGTATGAGTATGTGCTCCAGTTCCAAGTCCATTATTTCCAGTCTGTCCTATTATAGTATTCTTTTCTATTGGTTTCTCATTTCTTAAATCTCCAAGAATAAGAATATCATTTTTATTCATATGAGCAATTCTTAATTCAAAATCATATCTTTCACTAATAAGAGATACAAGAGTTCCATAAGAAACTCCATGAAAATCTTGAAACTTAGAAGATTCAAAATGAAATGGAGATATAATAGGATCTTCAATATCTTTATATTTATTACCACTAGCTCTATCAACTCCAGTATGTATTCGAACATAACCCCATTCTATTGAACCATTTGAAAGTTTTTTATATCCATCGTCTAATCCAAACTTTCCAGTAATAGCTGCACCTTTTCTATAATTTATAGAATTAAATCCAAGGTCTTCATTTATATCGTATCTTTTTAAAAATTCTTTTAGTAAATATTCTGATCTCATAATTGCTTTTCCTCTATATTTTTCTGGATCTAAAATTATCATTACGGAATTGTTACGTCAGTAGGTGGAATCCATTCTTCTACAACAGCAATAGTTGAAACAGAATCTGTTGTAACTGTCCAATATATATTTGGTATTGTTAATACATCTCCAGTGCTTCCTGGCTGTTGTTGCAGTGGCATATCATAATTCACTCTAGTTAGTATATATGTGTCTCCTGCTGATTCTGGAAATGATAATCTTGAATCACCAAGGCTAGTAACAAGTGAGTCAAAATCTGACTTTACTTGTCCTGCTAATGATTGCGCTATAAAAGTATCACCTACTGTATCTCCATAACCATAATATTTACTATCAACTCCAGCAGAATCTCCTACTACATCTCTAACATATTTAAATCTTTCTCCATTATCTAATTTTATTTCTATCCATGCTCTTAACATTTTTCGTACCTCTCTTGAAATTTTAATGTCTAATTTATCTTTACAAAGAAAAGAACAAGTATTATATTGTTTTTAAATATGTGCAGATTTTTAATAAATAGTAAAGGTAAATGTTGACAAAACACATATATAATATTATAATAAGACAAAAGATTCCCGTATGGGAGTTTAATTTAACGTCAAGCCCAATATAAACAATAGCCCAGTATGGCAATTTTAAAAAAGGTTTGGCCAAGGAGACGTTATATGTCTGACGCAAACAACGAATGGGCTGATATGATCAGCGCAATCAAACAAGACCATGAAAAAACTAGCTTTGTTAGGAAAACATGGACACCCGATTCAAAATCTGAAGGAACATTCCCTATCAGATTCCTACCACCACTAAAACCGCTCGGAGAAAGAAAGTTTTATTTTAGTCACAAAGTTCATTGGATTAATGGAAGACCTTATGAATGCCTAGATCAAAATTTAGTTGATTCTAATGGTGTAGAGCACACAGCACAGCCTTGTCCGGCTTGCGCAATTTCAAGAAAACTTTATAAAGCAGCTGATGAAAACAGACAATCTGATGAATGGAAAACTGCTGGATCACTTAACGGTAGAGTACGTTATGTGTATAGAGTAATCGTAAGAGGAAGTCAAGAAGAGACTAAACCTGAATTTTATGAATCTGGAGTAAAGATTTATGATATGCTTGTTCATATCCTAACAGATTCAGATTATGGTATTATTGTAGATCCGAAAAAAGGAAGAGACTTTAATATTAAAAAGGTTGGAACTGGAAGAAATTCTAATTATGATCAATCATTACCAGCGGCTAACGTTAGTCCAATTTTTGATAATAAAGAAGAACTTGTTAAATGTTTAGCATATGCTAAAAAAATGGATTATTCAAGTCTTGTTGAATTTTCAACATTAGAAGAAATGAAAGCTGCTATAGAAGAGCTTATTTCTCCTGGATCAAGTATTCCAATCATTAAAAAACCACCTATTGACAATGTTAATTCTAATACCAATGTGCCTGCAAGTACACCTCCTAAAGTAGAAGAAGAAAAAGAGCCTAGCGATAATAGCTCATCTGATGATTTAGATGATATTTTATCAGAATTTGGGGATATGTAAAATAAGTTTAAGGAGCTTAGGCTCCTTATTCTTTTTTATATATTAAGATAAAATGGAGAAAGAATTGCCGATAAAAGTAAAAGAAAAAACATCTTTTGAAGATATAGATTCTATTATCTCATCACAATTTGAAGATATTATTGATTTTTCAAAAGTAGATATGGGTGTAAAAAATTGGTTAGATATAGGTGTATATTCTCTTAATTATATAGGAGCAAAAAATTTAAGAGGTTGCATTCCGGTAGGAAGAGTTAGTTGTGTAGATGGACTTAGTGGATGTTTATGTGATGATACAATAATTAAAATCAATAGAGGAAAACGAACAAGTTATAGAGAATATTCTATAAAAGAGTTATATAGAAAATTTCATAAATTAGAACCAAAAAATATAGGGGAAAAATTTTGGAACAATTCTCCTACAAAAACATTTTCATTAAAAGATGATTACATAGGATATAATGAAATTTTAGATGTAATAGATTCTGGAGAAAAAGAATGTTTTGAATTAAAGGTAGAAAATGGAAAATCTATAATTGTTTCCGCAGAACATCCATTTAAAGTTCCAGATAAAAATATTAACGATAGAGGAGTTGCAGAAAAGGATAATTTTGTTCCACTTAATAAATTGAATGTTGGTGAAGTGGTTATGCTAAAAAAAGAAGCATCATCAAAAGTTAATCTTGGCGGAAGAAAAAATAAAAGAAGAGAAATAAATGGAGTAAATTATCATCCATTTGCTTGGAATAAAAAAACAGGAAAATATTTATATAAGAGAATTTATTTTTCAAGATTAGTTATAGAAGCAAAAATGAATAATTTAAGTATATCTGATTTTATAAACATAGTAAAATATGATAAAGAAAAATCTAAGACGTTAAAATTTATTTCTAGTGATTTAATAGTTCACCATAAAAATGAGGACATAACTGATGATTCTATTGATAATTTAAAAGTATTCACTAAAAAAGATCATGATTCATTTCATTCTAGTAAAAAAGGATTTAGAGGTTTTGGTCATAACGAGTATGAATATAGTAAAATTGTTTCAATACAATCAGTTGGAGTAAAACATACTTATGATATAAGAATGAATGAACCATTTAGCAATTTTATAGCAAATGATTTTATAGTTCATAATACTGGAAAGAGTTTATTATTAGCTACTGTAATGAATGATCCACAAGTAGATTATATTATTATAATTGAAACAGAAGGTGGAGGCTCTGGAAAAGAACTATTAGATTTTGCAGGAGTTGATACGAGTAAGGTAAGAATGCTTAAAGCTCATACTTTTGATAATTATAAAATATCTAAAAAGAACTCTGAAATAAAAGAAGTTCCAGATGGAAAGTTTCCAAAAACTAAAGATACAAAAGATTTTTTATATGTTGAAGGTGCAACAAGAATGGTTAAAAAGATAGTAAATTCTATTATCTTTAATAAAATAGAAAAGAATATTTTAATACTATTAGATTCTATGGCTAACTTGCAAACCATAAGAGAATTGCAAGGAATTGCAGAAATGGGAAAGAAAGGACAAGATATTGCTAGGTTTTTTAGAACGTTTGATATAACATTTGAAAAAACAAATAGTACGTTTTTGTTTTCAAATAAAGTATATACAAACATAGGTGATATATATCATCCTATTAAAGAATCTGGTGGAGTTAATGTATTATATAATCCTTCATTATATTTAAGACTTACTGATACTGCAGAAGTATCTGATACAATGACTGATAAGGAAATGACAGCAGAAAAAGATAGAAGAAAAACTGCGTTAGGAAGTTCGGTTAAAGCTGTAAAAGCTTTAGTTAAAAAATCTCGATTTGGAACTGAAATGAGAAGATGTAGTTTTTTAATTGATTTTGCAGTTGGACCGTCAAGGTTTTCTGGACTGTTCGATATTTGTAGAGATTTTGGAGTAATGACAAAATCTGGAACAAGATATACAATAAAAGGAATGTTTGATGATAAATCTTTTTATAGAAAGGATTTTGTTAATAGATTTAAGGAAAATGAATCTGACAACGTAGATAAATTACAAGAGATATTGAATGTAAGAGAAGAGGAAATATTAGAAGAAAAACGAGCCGCATTGGTTAGTGGTGATATTGAACCTGATGAAATTGATGACGAAATTAGCATGGATACAGAAGATAATTCAATTATGTTACAAGAAATGATAAAGGATGTGGAGGAATAAATGAAAGTAGTACCAATGGGAGAGTATGTAGTAATTAGGTTTCATAAAATTGATATGCCGTTAGAAAAAATTTCTAAAGGTGGATTGGTTTTATTGGGTGAAGACGACCCGCCTGGAACACCAGCAAAAGAAATGCATTATGCAACTATATTAAGTATAGGACCAGATGTACCAAAAGAATCTATTCAGTTTGAAGAAGATGATAAAGTTTTCTTTAATCAATATGATATGAAGATGATTCAAGGTGATGAAGAAAGTGAAAGATATGGTCTTTGTAAATATACTAGTATTATGGCTACGTATGTATCTGAACCAAAGCCACCAAACAAAATTTTAAAAATGAATTAAGCTAATGAAAGTTTATGTAAATGATAAACTAATACTCCTTCTCTTTGATACAGAGAAGGAGTCTTCATTAGTTAATACTCGTTTTACCATACCAGACAAATCTAGTGTTTTTGTTGGTGGATCTTATGATGTAAGTAAAATAAGGTATAGATCATTTCTTGGAAAAAAGAAGCCTTATTCTTATTTATTTTCTGGATATTTAAAAGAACTTATTGTTTTGATAAAAACAAAAGGAATTAATGTTACAGAATTTTCTGATAAAAGAACTAAATATAAATTTCAAAAAAAATACACAAATGATGAATTAAAAGCTTACTTGCCAAATTTTGATTATATAGAGCATCAAGTAAGTGCATTAAGAACGCTTACTAGAACAAACATAGGTATAATAGATATTATTACTGGTGGTGGAAAAACAGAAATTTTTATAGCATTTTTAAAGTTATCTAAATTACCAGCACTAATATTAGTAAATAAGATAACATTGTGTGAGCAAATATTTAATAGATTGAAAGAGTCTGGGCTTGAAGATATTGGAATTTGTAATAGTAAAAAATTTATAGACGGAAGCACTGTTGTTTCTACAATAGGTTCAGTTAAAAGATTAAATTTACATAAATTTGAATGTCTTATTGGAGACGAAATTCATAATTTTAGTTCTAAAACATTTCAAGATTTTTTAAAAAAGACTTCATATCCAATTAGATTTGGATTCTCAGGAACTCCAAATAAAGGAGATGAATTTAAATGGAATTTAATTAAACAATATTTTGGTAATGTTTTATATAAAATAGGTAGTGAACCATTAATAAAAAATAAGGTAGTAGCTAAACCAAATATTTATTTTATAAATAACTATTGTAAAAATACTAAAGATTGGTTTTCTTCTTATACTGATTTTATTATTAATAATAAAGATAGAAATGAAAAAATAATAAAAATAGCAAGTGAATTAAAATTGCCAACCTTAATTTTGATTAAAGACATAAAAAATAAACAAGGTGAATTTATTTTAAATGGAATAGAAAAAAATGGGAAAAGAGTGGCCTTTATTCATGGGAACACAAATGATAGAAATAAATATATAGATATGTTAGAAAATAATGAATTAGATGTTTTAATTTCAACAAATATTTTAAATGAAGGAATTTCAATAAAGAATGTTTTTTTGTTAATAATGGCTTCTGGAGAGAAGAGTTTTTCATCAACAGCTCAAAAAATTGGAAGATCTTTAAGAACAAAGGATGGTAAAATAAAGTCTATAGTTGTTGATTTTACTGATAGCGATAATAATTTTTTAGAAAAACATTCAAAAATAAGAATGAAAATATATCAAAGACTAGGTTTTTGTAATATTGTAAAGTTAGATTTAGAGGCCTTTTTAGATGAAACGAGAGATTTTTTTAGAAAAGATGCATTATAAATATAGTGGATTAAATTATAAATTACTAACAAAAACAGAAGATATTAAAAAAGGAAGCAGTGTTGACATTATATGTCCAAAACATGGTATTTTCACAAAAAAAATTGAAAATTTTATATATGGAAAAAGTTATTCTAAATGTCCAAAATGTTCTTATGAAGAACTTTCTAATAGATATAAAAAAAGTAATAAGGAATTTTTAAAACAAATTAATGAAAAATTCGGCAACAGTATTGAACTTCTATCAGAATATAAAAATGCTAAAACTAAAATTTTAATAAAAAATAATTTATCTGGTGAAATTAAAAAAGTTTATCCAGATAACCTTCTTAGATATTCGTATGGAACAAATTATTATAAAAAAGCAAAACAACAAGAAAATTCTTTTGTAGAAAAATACAAAGGAAATTTAAAAATGGTAAGGTTTTTATATGAAAAAGGAAAGCCAAATAAGGTTATTTTATTTTGTCCAATACATGGAGAAATTGAAAAAAAAGCTTCATCAGTGCTAGAAGGTTATGACAGCTGTAATTTTTGTTCATGGAATAAAAAAAGTAAAAATATTGAAAAATTTATAAAAGAAAGCAGTGAATCTCATTATAATAAATATGATTATTCAAAAGTAAAATATTATAATAATAGAGTAAAAGTAGAAATTATATGTCCAATTCATGGATCTTTTTTTCAAAGACCAAAACAACACACAAGAGGAGAAGGATGTCCTTACTGTAACGAAAGTAAGGGTGAAAATAAAATACAATATTTTCTTAAAAAAAAAATAATTAATTTTTCAAGACAAAAAAAATTTAAAGACTGTATTAATCCAAAAACTAATAATTTGCTAAGATTTGATTTTTATTTGCCTGACTATAATTTATTAATTGAATATGATGGAGAACAGCATTATATTTTTTCTGGATATTATACAGAAGAAAATTTTTATAAAATAAAAATATTTGATAAAATTAAAGATAATTATTGTAAAAAAAATAATATCAATTTATTAAGAATATCATATAAAAATTTTAATAACATTCATGAAATAATTGAAAATTATATATCTAAATTTAAGATCTAAGGAAGGAAAGAATAAGGTACATGTATTTGATTTTACAGATACTGGAAACAAGTTCACTAAAAGACATTCAGGACTAAGAAGAAAGATATATGAGAAGGCAGGCTTTCAAGTAGTAAGGTAGTTTTCTTTTGTAAAGATATAGTTAAATATAGCAAGAGGAAAAAATATGCCACGTAAAAAGAAACTGACTGGAAACTTTAATGATATGTTATTAAACATATTTGAAGAAGAAAAAGTAATATTAGAAGAAGGAGTTATTTCAATAACTCCATTTGTAGCTTTTTCAGCATTTAAGAAAAAAGCAATAAATTCTTTACGAAGAAGTAAGGCATTTAAAACAACTAAAAAAATTAAAGAAGTTCCTAGTAAAGTAAAAGCTAAAGCGGAACTCGGTGTAGAAAAAACAAGAGCTACATTAGGAATACAATCAGGAACTACAGTATATAAACTTACAAAAGAACAGATGGATGTTATGGGTGATGTTTATAGTAAGTATGGAAAAGATCTTGTAGACGAAATATTAGATTTTAGGAGAAATGTATTAGCTCCATATCAATTAATTAAAAGAAAAATTAATAGAAGCTCAAGAGTATCTGGTAAAGAAATAACTGGGTTATCAAAAGAAGAATATAGATCTGCTCTTGAAAGTGGCAGGAAGAAAATACAAAATCGTGGAGTAAATTTTACCGATAAGTCAGGATCAATTCAAAATTCAGTAGGTGAAACATCTACACAATTAGATGATTTAAATAAATTAAAGAAAAATATTGCAGCAGGTAAAATAAATTATAATGTAGCTAATAAAGTATTTAGAAAATTTGATGTTGGGGATGATTTTGGAGATTATTCAAGAGAAGAATTAAGAAAAATTTATGATGATATAATGAAAAATTATAAATCTCTTGTTAAAGCATCAGAAGATTTATCTACTGGAAAAATAGATTATGAAAAGAATAAAGCATTACTAAAAAAGAGTAGAGATTTATGGAAGGGAAAGACAATTGATTTAACCCAAGCAGAAAAAAGTAAATTTTATAATCAAGGTAATTTTAACGCTGCTCTTGGAAAATACTTTTTTTCTAGAGATATAATGAGTCAGTTAACTCAACCAGGAACTAAAGGAATATTTAAAAAGACTTATTTATCTATTATTGATGAAATGATAGAAAGATCTAAAAAAAGAAATAAAGGAAATTTGCAAAAATTAATTTCGTTAAGAAAAAATATAAATTTTACAGATAAGGAAAAAAAAGTTTGGGGCAAATTAAGTACAGTAAAAAACCTTTCTGGAAATTTAGAAGATTATTATCAAAAATTAAAAGATGGAGACTTTCCTGAAGGAAGTATTAAAGTACAAAGATCTGAAGAACTAGTTGACGCAGAACAAAAGATTGAAAATGCAGTTAGAAGATTTGAAAGAAGATTAAAAAATGTTGTTGATGCAAAAGATTATACTGAACTAAAAAGATTAAGATTAATTGGAAACCTTATTTCTATAAGTGAATTAAGAGATCCTAAAACATTATTCAAATCAGCAGAAGAAATTAAAAATGTCGAAGGTGATTCAAAGAAAGAAACTTACATGAGCATCGAAGAATATAAGAAAAGACTTAAGGAAATAGCAACAATAGAGTACGATAAAATATCAGAATTAGAAAATGCTAAGAAAGAAGCTATATCATTGGCAAAAAAAATGAGAGATCAAGGCGATGCCAAAGCAGTAACTGATAATAAAGATTTATTAAGACAAATTAAAATAAGAAGAACTACTGAAACAAAAAATATAACTGGTCATAAATATGATGCAGAAAATACTCTTGATGTAGATGATATTGAAAATCTGATTAAAGAGATATTACAAAGAGACTATACTTCTATGGATAAGCTTAAACAAGATAAACAAAGATTAAATACAGTGATGGAGAAATATAAAAAGCAATCCCCAGAAGATGCAGAAAAGAATCTTAAAGAAATCGGATTCTTATTCGCAAGAGTTGATAGAAAAATCGCTACGCAAAAAGATAAATTGGAGTAATCTAATAAATGCCTAACTTTATAAACCCAGTTTTTAGACAACCTAATATACCTCAACCTATATTTAAGAAGATTGTATTAAAAAAGAGTGATATATCAAAACAATTCTTGCTATCTTCTGATATGGGTAGATATTATAAGGTAGTATTTCTACTAAATATAGTTTCACCAATAAGAGAGAGAGATCCATCAAAACCACTAACACCAACTACAGTAGATATGAAATCTCTTGGAAAAGCATTGGTTGATGGATTAAATAGAATTGACAAAAAATATATGAAATTGTATAATTATGACACAAGACGAGCGGAGTTTAGATTTGATTATGAAGCTTGGATTAAAGATTCAGTTAGTGAAAATTCAAGTATTACTAAATTAACTAGGTTTGCAAGAGTTTTTAAAATGAAAGTAAGTATTCCTGATATGATCTTGAATGATCCTATGAGAGATTTTTTTGGTAAGTTCATTATAAGAAAATTTAAAGAATATATGGTAACTAAAAATAAAGAAAATGCTTATTTTAAGTATTTATTACCAGATGTTTTAAGATCTAAAATGCGTGGTAAAATAAGAACGATGTTTGATTGGGAATATGATTTTACTTATAATACAATTACTGCTGTTCTTAAAACTATTTATATAATGGCTATAATTTATGCTGTTGGTCAAATGACTAAACGCATAAATAGTAATGATGTGAAAAACACTAGAAATCAGCAACTTTTTACTGATCGTGTAAAGCATAACATAAGCAAATTTGACTATGGTAAATTTGATAAGTATTCAAAAAGAAAAGGATTTTTATAATGGATCTTAAAAAAGAAATAATAGAAGCAAGTATTCCAAGCTCAACAACTAAAAATGTATATATATTAGTAGATGGTATTCATAATAATATTGAAGGAGTTTCTTTTAGTAAAGAAACATTAACTCCAAAAAGAGATGAACTTATAGATTTGGGAGCAGATCCTAATGATATAAAGATTGAAAAATATAGAATTATTTAGAATTTGACAAAAATTGTAAATTCTGGTATAATTAAATTAAGAAAAAGTCGCTGCGTATGCGGGACTTAAAAAAACTAATATGCTCATAGGAGGTATTATTATGAGTAAAGAGAATGTAGATATGTTTGAAGTATTGGAAGAGTTGTTTAAATTAACAGAACCGGATTTGATGAAAATGTTTAATAGCGTAAGTCCAGAGTTTAATATTAAACCTGCATGTACTTTTCCGCCATCTAATGTTTATATAGATGAAAACAAAAACATGCATATCACAGTAGCACTTGCTGGCTACAAAATGAGTAATATAGAGATATCTTTCGAAGATAATTATATGTTGCTAACAACCAAACCAACAAAAAAAGATTTACACGATAAAGTTAAATTTTTGCACAGAGGAATTGCTGATAGAAAAGCAACAAATAGATTTGTTGTTCCTGTAGCTAAATATGATAGAAAGAGTACTAAGGCAACTTTTAAAGATGGTCTTTTATCTATTGAAATTCCAGCAAAAGAAAAAGAAACAATTAAAGTTAATATAGGATAGGTTTGTTCCTGTATTAAGTACGTTTTATATTAGTCATTTGGTATCCCCCTGCCAAATGACTTTTTTTATGCAAAAAAAAGGCTTGCTCCTTTCGGAGCAGCCTAGCGATATATATTAAACCATTGACAATGGTGTTAATAGTATCTTTACAGTATGTAGATAACTACATTAAGTAGTTGAAGCTGTATCTATACCTTTTACTGCATAGTCATATCTGAATACTGCAGCTACTTCTGCTATACCATCATCATCTGCTGATAAATCTCCCCAAGTTACACTCATTGGCCAAATTTTGAATAAATTCCAAACTTGAACAACTCCACCGCTAGGATCTAACATTGCCAATGTTCCTGATGTTGAATAAGTACTCTTAAAACCCATAGCACCAGTAACCGGATCATAAACTGATTTTGACCATTCCCATAGTATATCTGAAACTGACTGTCCTGCTGTAGTTGATATAAAGTCATAGAAAGACATTGAAATTTCTGTCCATGTTGGTTTTCCTGCAACATAAAACCTTTCATTTAATCTTGCAGTTTCAATTGATGTATATGCAAGACTTGGTCTATTTGCTGTGTGTGCAGCAAAAGCTAGATCTTCTGCATCTCCCGTTGCATTAGGAACATCAGTAAATTGCATAACCCATCTATTTTTTCTTAATGGTTCATAAGTACTTGATTTTGTTGAGCTTAAAGCTAAAGCCATATTTTTATTCCTCCTTTTTATTTATACTATTATCTTTAATAAATATTATATGATAAAAGAAATTGTAAATTGGATTGACTACTTTTTGTCTAATTTGGTAAGATAAAGTTATGAAAAAATGTACGAAGTGTCAGCATGTGTTAGAATTATCTAATTTTCACATAGATAAACTAGGAAAATATGGACGCAAATCTATTTGCAAAAAATGTAGAAGTATAAAAAAAGATACTCATAGTAAAGAAAGAAAAATATTTGATAGAAATGTGTCTAATTCTATCTATAGAGCAATAAAAAATAATAGAAATGGTGCTGCTTGGGAAAAAATAGTTAAGTGCAATTTATATGAATTGCGCCATCATATTGAGTTTCTTTTTGATAATAATATGACTTGGGAAAACTATGGATCTTATTGGTGGATAGATCATATAATTCCTAAATCAATGTATAAATATAGCAATATGAATGATGAACTTTTTAACTGTTGGTCTTTAAAGAATTTAAGACCTCTTTATAAAAATGATTGCATAAAAAAAAGAAATAAAATAAATTTAGAATTAATTACTGAGTACAAGCTTTTTGACATACTTCCTATAGGTGCAATTCATATTGACAAAAATAAACATTTATAGTATTATTTAGAAAAATAATAGGAGAAAAAATGATAGAAAGTAAGACTATTAAAGTAAAAGTTTTAGATAAAGGTTTTGTAAGATTTGTAGATAAAATGGGAAATGATGAACGAGTTCTTCAAGCAGCTAGAGTTTCCACTGGAAGTGGAAGTTCAGGTAATACAAAGAGAGATCAAGGATTGATTAACTATTTGATGATGAATCAGCATTGGTCTCCGTTTGAAAAAGTTGTATTTGAATTTCATGTTAAGTGTCCTATTTTTGTAGCAAGACAATGGTTTAGACATAGAACTAGTAGCTTTAATGAAGCATCAGCAAGGTATAAAAAATTTGAATGGGAATGCTATGTTCCAGAAGAATTTAGAAAACAAGATACAGAAAATATTCAAGGAAGTTTTGGAGAATTCGATAGGCATGACAATAAAGAATTTAAAGTAGATCTATTAGATACTTATATGGGAGCAGAAAATAGATATGAAACTTTTTTAGAAGATGAAATTGTTAGAGAACAAGCTAGAATTGTAATGCCTGTTGGTCAATATACTGAATTTTACTGGACGGTTAATTTAAGAAATTTACTTCACTTTATTGATTTAAGAGCAGATGCTCATGCTCAAAAAGAAATTCAATTATATGCAGAAGCTATTTTAGAAATGTTAAATAGTATGGAGGATTTAAAATATTCAATGGATGTCTATAAAAGAATTAGAAATTTTAATAATATTATAAAAAAAGCTGTTAATAAAAGTAGTATGGAGTTTATATCAGATAAACTTACAAATGATTTGGATATTGATAATGAGTAAAATTTTAATTACTGGCGACTGGCATGTCAAAAAAGGTATAACAACTAATATAATTTTAAATTATTTAGATTATTTATTAACTTATTGTATTGATAATGAGATTAAAGATATGTTTATTCTTGGAGATATCTTTGATAAATCTTCTAGTATAAAAAACGAAGCATTTGTTCCACTATTTATGAAGCTTTATCAAATAAAAAACTCTGGAATAAAATTAACTTTTATTCTTGGAAATCATGATATTTATAATGTTAATAATGATAGTATAGTAGAAACTTTTATGACTATTGGAACAGTAATAAAAGAAGGTATTGAAGATAAGTTTAACAATTATTTCTTTTTGCCATATACAAAAAAAGAAGAGCTTATACCATATAATAAATTTAACGGAATATTATTTACTCACCTTCCAATAGCTGATTTTAGTTTTGATAACTCATATCATGCAACAGAGAAGCATGCTTTTGGTAAAGCGTTTTTTTCTGATTTTGATCTAGTATTTACGGGTCATTTTCATAGGCATCAAGTTCAAGGTAATATTATTTATCCTGGCTCTCCAATTCAATTGAATTTTGGAGAAACAGGACAAAAGAAGGGTTTTATAGTTCTTGATACAAGTGGAAATAAATCTTGGGAGTTTATAGAATATAATAAAGCACCTACTTATATTAAAATAGATATTAATGATTTTCAGGATTTTGATCCTACTAATAAATTCGTTAGTGTTATAATAGATAAGAAGATAGAAAATTTTATTAAGTTAAGGAAAATTCTTTTAGACAAAGGCGCTATTGAAGTAAGACCAGAATTTAAGAAAAATGATAATGATGATATAGTTCTTGATAATACAAGCTTTTTAGAAAATTCTTCCATAAAAGATATGACAAAAGAATATATATCAAAAGTTAAATTGGATAATATAGATACTTCTAAACTTCTTAGCATTTTTGAAAATATAAAAAAGGAGCTTGGAGAATGATATTTAAATACATAGAGCTTAAAAATTTTAAATCTTACGGTGACTATACAACAAGATTAAATTTAGATATAAATGAATCTCAATTATTATTAGGAACAAATGGAATGGGTAAAACAACATTCATTGATGCTATCATTTGGGGTTTATATGGAAAAAGTATGTCTAACGTTAATGACATAGTAAATAGAGAAACTAAAAAAAATTGTAAGGTGGAAGTGTGTTTTACTAAAAATGGAGTTGATTATTCTATAATAAGATATAGAAATCATGAAGAGTTTAAAAATAATATACTTGTCTTTAAAGAAAGGAATAATGTTTCACCAAGAACCGCTAATGAAGCTCAGGCAATGATTCTAGAGATTATCGAAATTAATTATGATGCTATGGTTTCCAGTATTATTTTCTCAAGTGAATTGTATATCTCATTTTTAAGAGCTACTCCTTCAATTAGATTAAAAATATTTGAAAATATTTTGTCTCTTAAACAGATTAAAGAATATTATGAAGTAGTTAAGAAATTAAGAAAGCCAATATTAGAAAAGATTTCTGATTTTACTGGACAAGCAGATAGATGTTCTCAAGAAATAGATATAACCAATATCAATATAACAGAATATAAAACTAAGGTTAAAAATACTTTATTGGAATTAAAAGAAGAAAGAAACATTTTGTCTAAAGAAAAAGATGGAATTGAAAGTGATAAGAAAACAATTTCTTTTATAGATATAGAAAGTGAAATTGCTAATTTAGATAAAAAAGAAAATAAAGAAGAGCATAATTTAAAAATAGAAAAAAAGATAGCAGAAAAAGAACTACAATTAAATAATAATATAACAGTTATTGCTAATGAAATAGTCAAACTTAAAAATGATTTGGATGCTTTATTAATTATTGACGTAAAAGAAGAAAGAGAAAGGGAAAAAAAGTATAGTTTAATTATTTCTTCAGAAGAAACAATTACATCTAAAAACGTAGAGTATCTTCATGAAATGAGTATTATCACTAGTAATCTTTTTAATAAAACACCAGAGATAGTAATTATTGGTAAGAAGATTATTAAATTAAAAGGTGCTACAGCTGATTTAGAAATTAATTCGGAAGTTTGCCCAACTTGCCATCAAAAAGTAACAAAAGAATTAACAAAACATTTGATTGAAGAAAATACAAAAGAATTAGATGAATTACAAGAAAGTTACGAGTTAAAAGTTGACGAAGTCTGTGAACTGGAAACTAAACAAAAAGAATTTAGAGAACTACTTGAAAGTAATAAAATTAAACTTGAAAAAGTCTCTGCTGAAAAAATTAGTTTAAAATTGTTAGGTGGAATAATATACGAAGTAGCATTTCTTAATAGTATAGAAGAAAAAATTAGTTCATTAAAAACTTTAATTAATTCTAAGATTGAAACAGTTGGTGTTTATGAAAAGGCAAACAGCGATATTAATAATGATGTTAGGACATTTAAAGAAACGTTAATTACAGATGAAATAGAGATATCAAAATATAGTAGAGAGTATCTTAATAGTATCCTTGAAGCTGCCAATAATGCTGATGATAGAATTATTGAAATAGAGAATGAAATTAATGTAATTAATGGTAAAGCATCTAGTGTTTATGATAAAAGTTTTGTAGGCAAATTACAGGATAAAATTGATAAAGTATCTAAGGTAAAAGAAAAAGTTCTTAAGAAAATGAAAAAAGAACAAATAGAAGAAGCCCATATGAGTGTTCTTCAGTCATTATTTTCTAATGAAAGTGTTGGAATTAAAAAATATATTATAGGAAAAATGCTAGAGGTATTTAATGATAAGGTTAATTTTTATATTCCATTGTTTTTTGATAAAGATATTACGATTACTTTTAGTAAAGATTTAACAGAAGAAATTATACTTAACAAACAAGTAGTATCATTTAGTACATTTTCTTCTGGAGAAAAAACTAGGTTAGAATTAGCAATAGCATTTTCATTGTTTATGCTAGTGAAAACATTTTTTTCATCTACAGTTAATTTATTAGTATTTGATGAGATACTAGATATGAATTTAGATAATGAAGGGGTTAAGTCAGTTCTTAATATTATTAATGGCTTATCTAAAGAAAATTCTATAATCGTAATATCTCATAGAGATGAATATAAAGAAAATTTTGCTAATCAAATTACTTTAAAAAAAGATGAAAATGGATTCAGTAGGATAGTTTAACTATCCTACCCTTTTTACACTTGGTATATCTTTAATTGTTGGGAGTGGTTTCTTTAAACCTATTTTCTTTTTCTTTTTTGGAATCATTCCTTTTATATCTACTTTCTTAATTGCATTTGTCGCTCCCTGTGCGACATTTTTAATTCCAGTTTTTACGTCAGATACTTTTTGCTGTCTTTTCATTTGATTTAATTCTTTATACGCTTTCGCTTCTGGGGTATTTCTTGCTGCTTTATTCTTATTAATAGTTTCTTTACTTGTTGCTATTTTTGAACTAAGTTTTTCTTTTCCTGTTTTTACTTTAGGTCCAATTTTTTCTTTTACTTTATCAAATGTATTAACTGCTTTTTTTCTATTTTCGCTTCCTTTCCAGCTAGCAGAACCCTTTTCTACAGCTTTTTTAATTGCAGTAGCACCTTTTACTATATTTTCTTTTGTAGCATCACTAGTTCTTCCTAAAGCTCCTTTTGCAAGTGTTGCTCTAGCTTGACTTACGGCTATTCCATAATCTCTTTTAGCATCAAAATAAGCATTTGGGGCATTTTTTGGTCCGTAACTAGCTTTTTGATAGTTACCTTTCATCTTATTTTCAAATTTTTTACCAATATTATCCAAATGTCTTATTGCTGATTTACTTACAAGAATTTTTTGTTTATCACCTTCTTCTGTTTGATGCTTTGCTCTTATTTCTTTAATTTTTTCTGCACCTTGTTTCCTTAATGCTTCTATTTCATCTTGAATTTCTTTAGGTGATTTGTCCCTTAACGTTTTTTCTTCTGGCTCATCTTTCGTTGGTTCTTCGGTATTGTCTGGTTCATTATCATCAGTTGATTGTTCTGGTTCAGCTTTAACAGGTTTAGTTTCTGTTTTATTTTCAACACCTTTTTCTTCTGCTGTTTTGTTTAGCTCATTGTATTTATTGTAAAATTTAGTTTTAGCTGTATCAAGAAGCTTTTGATCTTTATCAGATAAAGATGTTAAGTCTACTCCTACGCTTTTTAACATTTCTACTGCTTGATCTTTCTTTTCTTGATTTCTTTTATAACTAGCTGTTTTACGTAAAACATGTAATGCATTATAATAACCTTCAAGATCACCATCAGCTATTTCATTAGTTTTTCCTGATTTCATGAGATCTATTTTTTTTATTGTATCTTTTGGCCTTAACCAAGCATTTGCTGTGCCAAGATTTTTAGTAATAGCAGCACCTGTATTTAATCCTTGTAGTTTAAATCCAGCTTCTAATAGCAAGTTTATATTCATGTGTTAATTCTCCTAATTGTTACACTTAACTTTACAATAAAGTTATTGACAAAAATACTGAAATATTGTATTATAATAATGAAAAAAACTATGGATAATAACTGGAATATGCTTACCCAAAGAGGTAATACAGCTTTAACTATAAGATTTAATAAATTTTGTAATAATATAGATAAATGTGATACAAGGTTTAAAAAATTAGATTGTATACATGGTTTTTTTGCTAGCGTAAAGAAAGTTTCTACTATAGAGTTTCTGCACGAAATTAAAGATTTAGATATTAGAAGTAAAATTTTGATGAAAATAAAATTATTTTGTAAAGAAAATAAAATCGACATAGAAGATAAACAGATTGATTATTTATGGAGTATAACTGATCAAGAAATTTATCATAAGAAATTAAAATAAGGAGATTTATTAATGGGCAACTTTTGCCAACTTCATCTTCACGAACATATTGGGTCTAGATTGGATGCAATAGGTTCTTCTGGAGAATATGCTAAAAAAGCAGTTGATTATGGTCATAAAGCATTAGCTTCTACAGATCATGGAAGAATAAGTGGTTTGTACGAACATCAAGTTGAATGTATTCAACATGGGATTAAACCTATTTTTGGTTTAGAAGCTTACGTAACTAAAAAATTAGTTACAATGAATGATTTAGGGAAAAGAGTTAGAACTAAAAATAATCATTTAGTATTATTAGTTAAGAATGAAATAGGATATAAAAATTTGCTTAAATTAAACTATTTAAGCATGTCAGATACAGATCATTTTTATTATTCGCCAAGAATATCATTACAAGAACTTTATAAGAATAAAGAAGGTTTAATGATAGGAACTGCTTGTATTGCTAATCCAGTAAGTAGACTAGTTCTTGACGGAAAAATAGAAGAAGCTGAAACTCTTTATAAAGAGATGACAGTACAATTTGGCGATGACTTTTATACAGAAATACAGCTAAATGAATTAGCAGAACAAAAAATTGTAAATGAATTTATGATAAGAATGGCTAATAAAATGGGAATAATGCTTGTAATTACAGGTGATGTTCATTATTTAGAAAAAGGTCAAAATCAAATACAAACATTAGCAATAGCAATAAGAGATAAAACAACTATAGATAATCTTAAATTTGAACTCGAAAGTAAAAATTTATATTATCATGATATAAAAGATTATATAGATTTTAATAAAGAGTTTGGGTATAATTATAAAGAGAGTGATATATTAAATTGGTGTAATAATACTATGAAAGTAGCAGATAAATGTAATTTTGTTATTCCAGAAAGAAACAAAATATATTTGCCTACACTAACTGATAATGATGATGGAGATTTGATTAAAAAAGGAAAACGTGGAATAATGGAAAAGTTCAACGTAGATAATTATAAAGATGTTCCAGCTGAATATAGAAAGAGATTAGAAAGAGAACTAGAAGTTATAATAAGAAAAGGATTTAGTTCTTACTTTTTAATAGTAGAAGATATTACACAATTTTCTATAAGAGAGAAAATTTATGGAAGATTTGGTAGAGGAAGCGTTGGTGGAAGTTTGTTAGCTTATGCTTTAGGGATTCATAATTTAGATCCAATAAAAAGAAATTTATTGTTTGAGAGATTTATGAGCGATTCAAGAAGTCCAGATTTGGTAATAAAATATTATGAATGATAATAGTTTAAAAACAATAGAGTTTAATGAATTTAAAAATAATATTTTATTACATATTTATAGATATTTTCGTTATAATAACAGAAGTAATATTAAAGTAAAGTTTATAAAATTTGAAGAATATTATAAAGATGATAAAAGACTTGCTCTTAAATTTAGAATGTTTCATAGATGTATAAATAATTCTAATTTTTATGTTGGTAGTTCTCATATCACATGTGATAAAAATATGATATTTCTTCTAAATTATTCAACAGTAACGGTAAGTTTTAAAAATGTTTTATTAAGGCGCAAATTTTCAAGTTCTTTTGAGGAAGGTTTATCAACATGGTATGTTTAGACACATTTAGAAAATTAAAGACATTTTGTGATGAAAAAATAAAAGAGCATCCAGAATTAGAAAAGAAATATAAGAAAGAATTAATATTTGCAAAAAGATATTATGATAATGGAATAAATCTTGCTGAAGATTTAATGATAAACAAAGATAAATTATCTCCAAAATATACAATACCTTTATTATTGGGATTGACAAGCTTCGTACAAGATGAAGAAGCAGAATATAAATTTGTAAAATCTGGTAGTTCTGGTGGAGTTGATATTGATCTTGATTTTAATCCTGCTGGAAAACAAAAGATACAAGATTATCTTATAGAAAAATATGGCAAAGAAAGAGTTATGCATGTAGGAACTTTTAATAGATTAGGTGTTAAAGCAGCAGCTAAAGATTTATTAAGAGTATACAAGGTAGATTTTGAAAAATCTAATAAATTTACTAAGGCATTAGATGCAAATATGTCTTGGGATGACAACATAAATAACTTAAAAGAGAATGCTCCAGATCAATATCAATTTTATGAAGCACATAAAAATGTTCTTGATTTAACTAAGTTCTTTATTAATAAAATAAGACAAGGTGGAAAACATGCAGGTGGAATAGTAATATTAGATGAACCAGTATGGGATAGAATTCCAGTAGATAGAGTTAATAAAGAATTAGTAACTGCATTTCCAGAAAGTGGATCTGAACAAGTATTAGATGAAATAGGTGTAGTAAAATTTGATATATTGGCAATAACTATTTTAGATGTAATAAAAGAAGCTATTGATATGATAGATGAAAAGTTATTTTTAATTGAAGAAGATGGTATCCAAAAGATTGTTCCTGAAAGTTATGTAAACAAAGAGATAGGAAAATTCTAATGAATAATACATTTAGACTAAAAGCATCAGATCAAAATAGAAGATATAATGATAAGTTAGTTAAACTTGGATTAATATTTGTTGCTAATGATAGAATTAATATTAATAAAGAAAAATTTAAAACAAGAAATGGTTATTATTATAGTTCTCCTACAACTAATTATAAAAAAATGAGAATATTTTTAAGATTTATGGACGAAAAAAGTAAAGATTATAAAGGAAATTATTTAATTGAATATATAAACATAATTTTTAGTGAAGGAGATAGAAGGCACTCTGTATTTATAGAGAAAAGATACGCCAAAAGAAAATTTCAAATTGTTAAAATATAAGGAGGTAGTATGATTACTAATGAAGTAATACAAGCAAGAGTTGTAGAACAATTTATAACTATGGAAAATTCTATAAATCAATTAGAAGATTTAATTAAAGAAACAGATATAAATTCATCTATGATAGGTTTTTATCTAGGAAAAATTCAAGAGAATTATAAAAATATTGTTCTTTTAATGGAGATAAAATTTCCACAGATTTGACAAACAATTACCTATAAGATATACTTACTTGATTAAAAATATGTTTTGGAGGATTTATAGATTGTTAGATATTAACAAAGAAGAGTTAAAGGAAAGGTTTCAAAAAGAAGATTGGAATTATGTATTCGATAAGGTTTATAGAATTTCAGATTTTATTATATCAAGAAATTTTAAGATAAGAGATTTAGATAGAGCAGAAGATATGAAACAAGAATGTGCCGAAAACTTTTTAAAAAAAATTAATCAAGGAAAAGTTGATGGAACAAATAATGTATTTAGTTTTATATGGAAAAATTCAACCTATAGAATATTAGAAATATTGAGAAAAGAGAATAATAGAAATAGAATAGCTAGGTTTTTACCATATGACTTAGTAGATTTTGAGGTATTCAAAGACGATGATGTTACATATAAATATGTGGAGAAAGTTGAAGGGGCGTAGGTGAAAATTATAAAAGAAGTAAATAAGGATGATTTAACTAATTGGCTTTATACTATAGCTGAGAATGATAAGAATCTTTATAAAGAAGTTAATAATGATAATAGTATTGGAATATTTCAATTAAATGGAAATACTGCAAAAAGATTAGTAGAAGAGGTTAAACCAGAGAATTTTGATGAAGTAATAGCTATTAACGCAATGGCTAGACCAGGACCTTTGGAAACTTGTGCTCCTTTTTATGTAGAAAGAAAAAAATCAGGAACTTCTCCTTATCCAGAATCAGTAGAAAAAATACTTGATGATAGCCATTATACGTTTCTTTATCAAGAACAAATCATGAAAACATTTAATGAGATTGGTGGATTTACATTAGAGGAAGCTGATACAGTTCGTGGCTTAATGAAGAAGTTAGGTAAGGCTGACAAATCAGATGAAGATTTAAAGAAATGGGAAAAAATTGTAAAAAAGTTTGTTAAAGGAGCCACAAAATTAGGCATTGACGAACAAATGGCAGTTAAAATATCGCAAGACTTACAAGCATTTTCAGGTTATAGTTTTAACAAATGTTTTTCTGGTAATTGTAAAATAAATAGAGATAATAAAGCTCGCTGGGAACCAACTATTAAAGAAATGTTTTTAACAAAAAATGATAGAAATTGGGCTAAAAACAATGGACATTATTCATTATGGAAAAAGTATAATAAGAATGGATATGGATTTGCCTATTCGTTAAATAAAGACAAGCTTATAATGAATGAAATAGTTGATATTACCTATGAAGGAAAAAGAGACGTATATAAGATTACAATAGAAACTGGAGAGCACATAACAGTAACATCTAATCATAAATTTCCAACAAAAGAAAAAAATTTAAGTATAGACTCTGGATTAAAATGCGGAGATGAGCTTTTTATAAAAGATATATATAAACAAGATATAAAATATAATTTTACAGATAAGACATCTAAAACTAGAGAATTTAAGAAATATAATAATGAGGGATTTTTAAGTGGAGAGGAAAATTCTGGTTTTATAGATGGGGAATTTTTAAAATTTAAAAAAAATAGAATGATTCTTTTAGAAGAAGCAAATGGTATATGTAAAATATGTTCTAAAAAATCTAACAGGTTAGAATGTCATCATAAAGATGGTAATAGAAAAAATAATGAAATAGATAATCTTGTTATTTGCTGTAGTAGTTGCCATAAAAAATTAGATTATAAGTTAGGTAGAAGAAAAAAAAATGAAAAAGGGTTGCCCGTTAAAATATTTAAAATATTTTCAATAGAAAAGGTAGGAAAAGAAGATACTTATAATGTTGAGATGAAAAGTCCATTTCATACTGTTTGTGTAAATAATATAATTGCTTCCAATTCCCACGCAACAAGTTATTCTTACATAGCTTTAATAACATTATATTTATCTTTCTATTTTAGAAAATACTTTTATTCAGCTACATTAAGTTACGAAGCACAAAAAGGTGATGATTTATTAAGTAAAATTAATTCAGTTAGAAGACAAGGATTGACAATATTACCACCAGACATTAATAAATCTAAATTACATTTTTCTCCAGATGAAGATGGAATTAGATTTGGATTGAATGATGTTAAATTTGTTGGAGATAAAGCAGTAGCTATAATAATGGAAGAACAAGGAAAAGGTTCATTTAAGAGTTTCTTTGATTTTATGATTAGAACTAGAAATAGAGCTGTTACAAGTAAAGTAATTCAATCATTAATTAGCATTGGAGCATTTGATTCTTTTACAACAGAAAGAAAGAGACTTTTAAATACATTTACTTCATTTTGGGTTCAGAAGAAATCGATTAAAATATCAGAAAAACTTAAAGCAATATATGATACTTGCGAATCTGCAGCCTTATCTATTCCTGGATTAGAAACAACTGAAGAAGATTTAGTTGGTTATGAAAAAGAATTTTTTGGTGTTAAAGTATTCTCTAGTTTATTTACAGAAAAAATATTGAATAGCATAGAAAAATTAAAAAAGATGAAACTTATTTATGTCAATATTAAAGATGTTAAAGAAAGATCTAAAAGAATATTAGTTACAATAAATAGCATAAGATCTTTTAATGATAAAAATGGAAACGAAATGGCATTTCTTTTAATAGAAGATGTAAATGAAAATACAAAATCTGTTCCAGTGTTTTCTTCTTATTGGAAGCATGTAAAAGATTTATTAAAAATAGATAAATTATTTTTAATGAGTGTATATAAAAATGATGATAGTATTTTATTTGGACAAAGTGAATGGACTACTAGCGAGAATGTAATTAAGAGGATGGCTAAGCAAATAGGATAAATAAACAGTAAAGGTAAGGATATGAAAAATAAAAAAATCGATAAGAATAAGGCATTTCAAAGTGCCGTTAAAGACATTTCCGATACGTTTATTAATGACTTAGCCACAAAATTATCTAATAATATTAATAAAAAAACCACATCAAAAAATAATAATGAGGTAAAATTAGCAGCTTCTTATGATGAAATAAACAACTTAGAGGAAGACTAAATGTTAATTAAAAACTTTGTTAGTGTTTTAATGGAAGGATCTAAAGCAAAAGGATTCAGTATATTTGAAGAAATTGTAACTAGAGAAATAAAATCTGTATCACGTAGCATAATAAGAAGAAGAGAACAAATTGAAAAATTAAAACTTCAGAGTCAATATGCAAGTAGAGATGATATAGTTAAAATTTTAAGAAGTAGGTTAGCTTTAAAGAGATATAAAGATCTTGTTATAACGCCTGAACTTATAGAAAATTCTATATTAGCTATAGAATCTACAGAGAAAAAGTTAAATAGATACGCAGTAGTTTTGCATACAGAAAACAAAATAGGTAATAGTAAAAAAGAAGTTTATGATATGTTAGTTAAAGCTATTTTTGATACTTTAATAACAGGAAAAAAAGTTAGTATACCAGAACTATCAGAGCCATCAAAAGAAATTATAAAAGGTGGATTTAGAGGAGAGGCTTTAGCTGCGACTAGATATTTCGGAAAAGAAGTAGAAGTTGTATTTAAGGCTTTTTTAGATATTATATATAATAACGTAAAATCACAGCCTTCAGGAATGAATAGGTTTCCAGATTTTTATGTTTCTGGAAGAAAAAGTAAGATACCATCTGGATATAAAAATTTTCTTGGAGGTCAAGATAACATTTGGATAGAAGCTAAAACTGGTGGTATGGCTCAAAGCTCAAAAAAAACAGCAAAGGACTATTTAGACCAAAATGGAAATTTTTCTTTGGCAAAGTTAAATAAAGATGTTGCAAAAACAATGATGGATTTAGGATTTGGCTATCCAAAGGGAACTGATGTTAAAGCTTTATATTTTATGAGACTTGATACTAATAGGGTTTATTTTAAAAAAATGAAAACACCATATATACATCAAGGAAAATTTAAAACAGGTGGTAAAGAAATACATTATAAAGCTAAAGGAACTAGAAGTAAAGAAGAAAAAAATATTTATTATTTTTTTAATAATGTTCCTTATTTTATGCTATCTAAAACAAAAGCCGTAAATCCAACAATGAGTTTAACAGTTAAGGGTGAGAATCCATTTGCACAAAGCGAAGATGCTTCTTATCCTCTTAGCTATTTTGAAGGTATAGTAAAACCTGGACCTAAAAAGAAGAAAGTTGAAAATGGTATAAAAAAAATATCTACGGAAGTAAAAAATGTTCAGGTTAAATAAAGAAACAACTACATTAGATGGCGAAGTATTAACTCCTTATTTAGTAGAAAATAAGTTTGTATATTGTTGGAACAGTAATAGTAAAACAACTGTAAGAGAAATTTCAGATTTTAATATGACTACAGAGTTAAATGAACAAGAAAAAATATTTGCTACTCCGTCTATAAAACCAATTTCTCCGCTAGCAAGAAAAAAAGTAGAAGTAGAAAGTATAACTGCTAGTGTATCTAAACCATCATTAATTCCAAATAAAGAAGTAACAACTGAAGAACAAGTTACTGAAAAGATAATAGAGCCAATAAAAGTAGAACCAGTTTTTGTTAGAGTTGAGCCAGCAATAGATGATGATGTAACAGATGGAGTTATTCAAACAGGTGGCGTAAGAAAAGCAACTACAGAAGAAATAACAAATGAAACAGAATCAGTTTTCGATAGTTATATTGAAGATGAAGAATACATTTAGGAGATAAATATGAATTTTAATGATATAGTAAATGAAGCATTAACAACAGACATGGATGCAATTAAAGGACAGATTAAAGCTCTTGAAGTTAATCTTGCTGAAAAAGATAAAATTATTGCAGATAAGGATAAGGCTATTCAAGAATTAAAAGCGCGTATGACAAAATCAGCCGTGCCAAAATTGGCACAGCCTAAAGTTGGTATTGGAACCAGAAGAGATATTAGAACACCTGTTAATAGAACAACTTCTCAGATATAAGTTATTTCTTTTTTTTCTTTTTTCCTTTTTTACTTTTGCTTCTTAACTCTTGCATTCTAGCTCCCCATTCTTTCTTTGAAAGTTTTTCCTTGGGAGCTTTATTTTCTTTTTCTTCTTCGTCATCATCTTTTGACTTTTTACCTTTGTTTCCCTTGTTTCTTAACTCTTGCATCTTTGCGCCCCATTCTTTCTTTGAAAGCTTTTTCTTTGGTGATTTGCTTTCACTTTCATCAGTTACTTCTTTACCTTCTTTTTTTGCTTTTTCGGCTTGTTTCTTAGCGATAAATTCTTTAAAATCAAAACCTTCTGGCAACTGATTATCAGTTCTTCTTATTTTTAATATATCATTACCAGTTGCTTTATCAAAACATTCTTGATGAAATAATTTTCCACTAACATCTGATTTTATGTCTTTTTCATTAGTAAATTTTTTTCCGCATAATGCACAAGTACCAAGTTTCTGTGGGTTAAGGGCTGGCATATCAGTTATCTCTTTTTTTGAGTTCTTTAAATTTTCAATAAATTCTTGAAGCTTCATTTTTTCCTCCGTTAAAATCTTACTATTATCTTTACTGATATTTTTTGACAAAAACTATAAAAAGATATATTATATGTATATGATAAATAAAAATTGCGTAGGTTGTAAGGCATTAGAGCTAACAAAAAAAAATAGAAATGCGATTATTGAAATATATTTTAGAAACAAACTTGAATGTCCATCTATAGCTGAAAATGATAATATTTTTTGTATATATAAAGAAATGATAGATTGGAAATCTTTAATTTTAGATTATAAGAAAAAAACAAATGGATAATTTTAATATTGAAAGCGAAGCTCTTATTTTAGCAAGAGCTTACTTAGGATTTTATAGAAAGTATTCTGTTAAAACATTCTCTATTAAAAATGTAAAGAAAACAAAATGGTGGCCATTTTTTATAAAGACAGTAGATAATTATTCTTATTTAAAAGATTGGAACTCATATATATGGGTATCCTGTCAATTTGAGAAATACGGTAAGATATTTCCTACTCAGCTATGTTCTAATGAAGCATTTAAAACTTTTGAAGAGTATAAACACATATTCCAAACAAACAATGAAGAAATATTAACAAAAAATGTAGTATCTACATTAAGATTAATTGAAGAATGGTCTAAAGAAAATACTTCAGTTAACTTTGATATAAGCAGCTTTTTAAAAAATAAAAACAATTTGTTTAAAATGGTTAGAGGAAATATAAATTGTGATGCATTTGTTGTAGTAAAAGATTTCTATAATATTGATGATAAAATAAAAAATAGTATAATGACAGAAGGTGAAATAGCAGCTAAAAGAATTATGATTATGAATAGTGAAAAAATTAAAAAGATTTTAATTAGAATCTTAAAGGATAAATTTATATGAACAAATGGGAAAAAAAACTTGAATTATTTTTAAAAGGATTAGAAATAAGAAATATTGACAAATTAATGAAAGAATCATCTAATAATTTAAATATAGTTGGTACTCTTATATCAGAACGAATTAAAGAAAATAATAAAAAAATTAAATGGAAAGATGTAAATGTTGAGCTACCTGAAGAAACTGGTAGATATTGGTGTGTCGTAAAAGAAATAAACAGTTTAGGCGTTTCAAAATTTCAATGGAATGTTGCATATAATGTTGATACAAAAGTATGGAGTGATAATAATAAAACATTATGTGTTACTCACTGGAATCAATTAATGGAATATCCAAGTGAAAAATGATAATCTTAAAGAAGCTATAGCTGAATTATGTCATAATCAATGGTCAGATTGGATGGGATATCTATTTAATAGATGCGATTGTAGTAGTAATGGAGCATTAGTTATTCCGAAATTGGCAGTTGATAGGTGGCAAAAACAAATGAATACAATGTACGAAGATTTATCTGCAGATGAAAAAAATTCAGATAGAAAAGAAGCAGATAAATTTATTAAACTTCTAATTAAATCATTAGAAGAGTTATAAAAATAAAAGGAGAAGAAGATGCTAGTAACTATGGGTGGAAATGTTGGAGTTAAAATGGGAGGAAGGCAGTATGAGTCTTTAGATATTAACTGTTCTTTTCAAATGGATGTAGAAGATAAAGACGTCGACACAACAGAAAAGTTAGAAGCTGTTAATGAAAAAATTAATAGTATTTTGAAAAAGACACTTGCTAAAAGAGCTAAAATGGTATATGATTCATATAATAACGAATTAACAAGAATTAAGAAAGATGCGGGGTATTAAATGATAATTATAGGTGTAGGAAATTGTGGAATGGTTTTAGCTTCCAAGTTTTCTACAGATCCTATATTAATTTCTACAGCTCATCAGGATACTGTAAATTTTGAAGATAAAGAAGTTTACTCCTTTTCAAAAGAAGGGGCTTCAAAACGTTTTAGAACTGGTGTTAAAATTTGGGAAAATAATATAGCAAAATTAAAGGATATCTTTGAAGATGTTAGGGATGAGAAAGTGGTAATATTCTCTTCCTTTGGTGGAGGTAGTGGAAGTTCTAGTTTAAATCCATTATCAAGAATTCTTTTGAGTAATAATAATAAAGTTCTCATAGTAGGAGTTTTACCATTTAAGAAAGAGATAAATCCTCCGCTAGCTAATTCAGTACAATCAATTAATAGTTTAATGACATTGATACAGCACATATCAGTACTAATTTTTGATAATGAAAAATTAAAAAAAGAATTTAAAAATAACTGGAATGATATAAATGATTATATAATCAAAAGAGTTGATTATATAGTAAATTTATTAGATAAATTCTCAACAGATCAATATTCACCATTAACTCTTGATCAATCAGAACTTGACAGCGTTGTATTTGGTGGAGGCTTTATTGATTTTAGTAATGACTTCATAGAAGAGAAAATGCCTAAACTAGAATATGGTAAGATAGACAAGGAAACTAAAAATTGTTTAATAGCTATGTTTGTAGATACTGATATTGAAGATGAAGAAATGTCAAAATATCATAATGTTATTACTAATGTTGTAGATAGAGTTTCATCAAAAATATCTAATGCAAGAATGATACCTGGAATATTAAGAGGTAGTGTTAATTATTCTAATGCTAAAGAAGGAGAGATAAAAGATAGAGCATATATTACAATAGCAAGTGGATTGAATATAGAAAAGTACATACAAAAAATAGAAAAGATAAGAGATCTTGCAGTTAAAAAAGCTACTGCTTACGCAGAAGATTATAGGGGAAGTAAGTTTATCGATAAGTCAGATAATAAGGTATTAGATATATGAAAAAAGATTTAATTTTTATGAAAGCACAGCTACCATTTAATACTACAGATACAGAGGAACTAAATATATCATATTATGATGAAAATAGAGAAAAAAGAGATGATGATGATATTATGATAATGTTTAAAAATATTGCAAAGCTTGGTGTTTCAAGATCTATGATTTTTAGTACTTTTTCTACCGTATTGGATATAGGATTTGGAACTGGAAGATTATTAACTAGCATGGCATTACATAGTGATGGAAGACGTTGTTATGGAATAGAACCTATTAAATCAATATTTGATAAATTTAATACCACTTGGGCAGGAAATACTGTAAATGTTTATAATACAGATTATGAAAATTTTGAAATAGATGTTAAGTTTGATTATATTCATTCTTTTTTTGTTTTAGAGCACATGATAGATCCTACTATAATGTTTTCTAAATCTGCAAAGTTATTAAAAAGTAATGGTAAATTAATACTTACTTGTCCTAATGATGGTGGTTTTATTCCAAAATTTTTTAAAAGTAGACATGCAATCGAAAGTCATAGATGGTTACCAGATAAAAAAACTGTTATTAAAATTGCTAAACAAAATGGATTTAAAGTATATGAACAATTTACTTATGGTGGATTTTCAGCACCAAGAAATATAATTAAAAATATAATTAACACTATATTTGCTTTCTTCAATATTGGAGATGTAATGTGTTTATGTTTTGAAAAGGAGATAAAGTGGGCGAAAAAGTAAAAGAAACAGCACCAAAAAAACCACAGCAAAAAATGGCTCGTCATGATGAGTTTATGAAGGATGGTTATTTTGGTAGATGGTATCCTATTTGGATACAAAATGCTATGGAGAATTATGCAACAATAAAAGAAGAATTTAAAACTAGTAATAAGTGTATATCAAGTATTCCAAGACCAATGAGTAGACCTTGTATAATTACTGGTAGGGGACCAAGTTTAAATAAAGCTTTACCGCTATTAAATAAATGGCAACATCCTATATTTTCATCTGCATCCACAGCTTTTGCATTAAAGAAATATGAACACCAACCAGAATATATTTGTGCCTTTGATTCCTTATGGAGCTTATATAATTTACAATTAAAATTAGATCAAAAAACAACCTCTTGGAAAGGTTCTACTCTATTGACGCATCCTAATGCTGAACCAAAAATGATAAAGGCTTGGAAGTGGAATAAGTATTATTATAGACGCGTATTTCCACAACATGAATTTTTTGAAAATACATTTCCGTTAATGTTTCCTTGGATTAAAATAGGTATAAGATTTACTGGATGTGTAGCAAATAATGCTTTAACATTAGCGTTATTCTTAGGATATAATCCAATATATCTTGTTGGAGTTGATCTTGGTTGGAAGGATGATTCTAAAAGAGCTGCAGAAACTTGGACACAAAATAAGGGAAAATATGAACTAGAAAGTTTAGGGCCACTTACAGAAGAAGATAAAAAAACAACTATAACAACAGTAAATGGTGTAAGAAGTTCTATGTCTAACGTATCTTTTAAAGCAGAACTACTTAATATTTCTAAGTCATACAAAAATGCTTCTATAGTAGATTGTTCTGATGGAATGTTGGACGAACTACAAAAAGATAATATAGAAAATGTAATAAAAAAACAAGGATATATTAATTATGATATGTCTAATGAAAAACTTACTAGTAATGTAGCGGATTTTCATAAACAAATGAAAGAAGGAATTTATTTAGTTAAACAGGAGTAATATGAAAAAGATACTTATAATTGGGCTTGAAAATACAAATGTTGAACTTGTCTGTAGTCTATTAAATAGCATATCATTAAATGATAATATTAAAGCTGAGTGGTTTATTGTTAAAAATTATTTTAATGCCAACTTAATTTTTAAAATGAATAGGAAAGCATTAAAAATTGTAATGATGAAAGATTTTAAAGAAAATAAATTTGATAAAAAATTTTACAAAAAAATGCATAATCTTAACTGTGATAAAACAAAGCTTGTATATAATGAACTGATTTGTCAGAATGCTTTTCTAACTGTACAGCAAATATCTGAATTTGTTGGAATTAAATTTAATTCAGAACATTTATTGAACTTATTAGAATGTGGAGTTATTAATTTTAAAAGTGCGTCAAAGTCATTAAATAAAAAACCAACAGATTATAGAATAATTATATAAAAGTAATTGACTAAACAAATAAAATAAAGTATAATAATGTAAGGAGAAAGATAGATGAAGAAGTCAAAACTTAAAGAAATGAATCCTAATAGACGTAGAGCTTTAATGCTTTTGAGAAAAGATGATTCAATGAAACAGCATCC